AAAAGAGAAAGGAAAAGAAGTGACATCCCTCATCAAAAAAAAAGAGTGAATAATAGAAGTAATTTTAGAGACATATTGAAAACATCTTCTTTTTACCACGAAAAAATCATCTATTAGTCAGAAAAGGGGCATGCCATTGTATTACTCATTAATGAGCAATCGGTAGCGATCAAGGGTTTTGATAGACTCCCACAATGGTTGATTTTTTCCAGAACGAAGGGGACAGTCTGCCAAATTTTTTTGAAGGTTGTTCACACATGAACATATTTCCAGGTAGAGTTTGACTTTTTCGCGGTTCTTCAAAATTTTGTCAACATCGCCACCTAAGTTTTTCTTTTCTTGTTTGATTTTTTGAATCCAAAAAATCAAACACTGTTTGCCACTCTCGTGTGCAAAAGACTTTTTGGGAACCGACTGAGAAGGTGTAGGAAATGGATGCGCCACAATGTGAATTGGAACATTCTCAGACAATGATGCATCGATCTTTTTGAGAATGCGCTTGACTTGAGTGTGATGTTTATTGATGGTTCTATCCATATTTTCCAACTCAGCCGATTCTTTCTTTTTATCCAACAAAATGTTGAATAAATCAAGTTCTTTTTTGGAAGAAAAGCAGGAACGGAAATCCTCATACACAGGAGTGTGTGTACAAGACATTTTGGCTTTCTTGACAAGTTTGGCTTTCTTATTGAAATTTGGTATGGCTTTCTTGATAAGTTTGGCTTTCTTGACACTTTTGGCTTTCTTGTTTCTCTTGGCACAAGAAAGTTTATATTCTTCGTTAAAAAACTCTGCATCGTCAAACTCTGCATCAAACTCTGCATCAGAGTCATTGCCAGACTCAACATAAGAGTCATTGTCAATCTCGTCATCAGATTCAGAGTCATTCGGGTTCCATTTCTTCAAGAAATTAATAGTCTTTTTCTTGGCAAACTGAACGTCTTTTTCCAAGGAGAAAAAGGACATGAAAACCCTGAAAATGTTTCCCCAAGCAAATGGGTATTTTGCATCACCAATTTCTGCAACAATCTCCAGGATGAGATCAATGATAGCTTGGGGTGAAAAAAATTCAAAAGTTGCGACACGGGGCCAAACATTTCCTTTGTGAATATTTTCGTCGTTGTTTAAATCATCCACCGACATTTGTAGGAGATTCTCATACGAAAACGTAGAATCATTAAAGAATCCATGAAGGATGTTGGACAAATGTTCTTTTTTGTTCTCTTCCTGTCGGAGAACAAAATCTTCATGAGAAGAGGGAGGAAGCAACAAAATTTTTTTGGTGGAGAGGTCGATCTTAGTTGGGAGACCTTTCTTGAGAGCATCAAGATAGGTGAATGTCAATTGAATATTGTCAGACATTGTTGATAGGCACGTGGTTTGGTGTAGGTATTTACCGGAACGTATAGAATGATTTTGCGATAATTCCTATTTAATCAAATTAGAATAATTTACTATCATTTTTTTAAAATAAATTACAAATTTTAAAAATTATTTTTATGTTCGTTTTTTTATGATTTTTTATTTGTTTCCCAATATTGCAGATATAGCTCAGTTGGTAGAGCAATGGTCTTATGAGCCATAGGTCATGGGTTCAAGCCCCATTATCTGCACTTTTTGATATAATATATCTATAAAAAATGAAAAAAATGCCCATATTTTTTTGAGAAACATTTCTGTCAATTTTTCTTCATAATGAACAATTTACTTGTTTTTTATTTAGATAATCAAATTATCTTTAATAACATATTTCATGAATCCAATTATTGTAACAATTTTTTTGATTACTTTCAATATCTTCATTATTTTTTTAAAAGGTCTAATAAATTAACGAAAAAAGTATCCCGATTTTCAAATATTAAATAATTTTTATAATTCTATATTTTTTAGCAAATGTGTTAATAATTATTTTAACGTTTTTTTTGATCAGTCATTTATTTGATTTTTAATGTTTATTAAACATCAAATTGAGAATCTAAAAACGAATTCATTTTTTGTTTCTTTGCAAATGGTTCCACACAAGATTCTGGATTAGAAAAATCATTATATTGTTCATCAACATACTCTTTATCTAATCCTATCTCTAAAGCCGTATTATAATCTTCACATGATTGTGAAAAATGAACAAAATTTTTAACATTACCCATGTGGCTTTTTTTTGATATTGATGTATTTTGAGATGAGTGTAATTTAAATTGTTCATTTATAATGAAAAACAAACTATTCCACATTTTTCCCAAATTTCCTAAATGTTTTTTCACATATTTCATTTCTTTTTCCATTTCATCATTCATTTCTTTTAGAATAATTAATTTATCATTTTTTTTCATTGTTTCACTTGACTTTAAAAAATCATTCAGTTTTGATTCCATTTCAAAATATTTTGGAATATATTTTTCATAATGTAAATCATTTCTAAACTCTTTTTCTAATTTTAGATAAACCATTTGTGTTTCTTTATTTTCATTTAATGAACATTCAATTTCTAAAATAGTTGGTAAATCTATTTTTTTTAAACAGAAAAAATAAATAGAACGTTCTGGAATCATTTCACAAGGCAATGGATGAAACAAAATAATATTTTTAGAAACAGAATGAATTGTTATATTAGAATATATAAATGAGGAACAAAATCCCATAGTAAATTGATAAATCCTTTCTGATGAATATGTTTGAAATACTTGTTCTTCAGATTTACACAAATAAATCATATTTTGAATATGAACTTGTTTAAAATCATCTCCAATCAGACAACATGCGTTCAATATATTTTTAAATTTTTCTTTTTTTTCTGGTTTAATTTCTTCAATTAAATTTAAATCTTCTTTTTCAAAAAAATCATCAAAATCATTTAAATATTGACTTTGAAGAAATGATGATTCATTTTTTTCAAATAATCCACTTGTGTCTTCTCCATCTGAATAAAAAAGAAAATATATTGTTTCTCCATATTTTTCAATCAAGTTTAAACCAAATTGTAAAACATATTCAAAATTTGTTAAACTATTTGGTTCAATATCATTTTCAATAAAATATTTCATCTCAAATTCTGTTTCAAAATGTTGATACATTGAAATATAATAAGGCAATACCTCATCATCTTCTAAAAATTCAATCGGTTTATTACTTATAACTTTACAATTGTCATTAAAAAAGACTAAAATAACATGAATATCATTATATTTATAAAATGTTGGCAACATAGAAAGTAATGATTTTTGAATAACTTCAAAACGTGTTTCTCCATTGGATAATATATAATCCATAGAACCACTTGAATCAATAAATAAAACTAATTTTTTATCAAATTTTGTTGAACCAGATATTTCCACATTCTTTAAAATAATTTCACCAACTTGATGAATAGGTAAAGAAGAAAAAGATGTTTTATCAGAGATTGAATCCGATACATAAGAATCAAAAATAATTTTAGATAATTGTGACATTTTTTAAATAAAAACTTTAATTTTATAAAAAATAGTATGAAAATAATTTTTTATCATTTTTTTTAAAAAAAAAGAATAGATTTCAATAAAAAAAATATAATTAGGATAGACATTAAAATGGAAAACCATAACATTCTTCAAATTAAAATAAGCAAAATTGAGAAACATATTTTTAATTCTTCTTTATTTTCAAAAAATGAGTGGTTTAACTATAAAAAAAATATAAATATCTATGAACTTG